TGTAAGGCCGTCAACGCCTATTGAATCAACCATTCTGGATATCCTGCATTAGTGTATTTTGATAGCTTTGCGAAAATATAGTGTCGATAGTATAATTTGCGGTAAATCTCCGGTCGGGAGTTAAAGTGGCATAAAATGAAACTAGCCCCTGCACCCCATAACTTTGCAAAATAACGCGCCTTAAATTTAATTCTAGCACACTTTCTTTTCCAACACTACCGAGCAAGTTTAGCCAATCAATCCCTGCCGCCATATCGAAAAAACAGTCATTAACCCACGACAAAAGGCGCGTATCTATATTGAGGCCAATGGCCGCATCATTAGTGATATAGTTGCCTATTCCCGATCCGAATGTCCAATCGCCCGAAGATGTTAGATTTCTAAATATCATATAGGGCCACCTGTATCGCCACCGCCTGTTTGAACGCCACCATGGACATGGGTCTGCAAGCTTATGGAGCCAGCAACCACATCTCCGGTCGTATGAATTGCACCATTGACAGTAAATGGTACTGAAGCGCTATTTTCATTTATCACATTTATGACGCCTTGCACAGTAACAAGGGGGGAATTGAGATTTATCTGCGTTGGTGCGGTTATGGTAACAATTTGTCCGGTTCCATCAATTTCGACGAATGTTGCCCCATCATCGCTGCGTAATTGTGCGGTACTAGTTGATACACCTGATAACGATCTAGGATAAGAGCGGATGCCAACTAATGCATATGCATCTGACCAATCATGAAGGCGGGGAGTTGATGGGACACTCAATGTTCCGCCGCTTAACATAAAATTATCAAGCTCTCTGTCGTTAAATATTACAATGCACTCATCACCTGTTTTAATGGGAAATGTAAGTGTATACCCTCCCCCACAAGGATAAAATACCGGAACATTTACTAATGGCGAATAAGTCGCCGTTGTCCTTGTGCCATCTGGTTGTACGCTTGTAACTTGCTGTTGCGCAATTTGCACTGTAACAGTCTGATTAGAAGCATCAAATGATTGTATAACTCCGGGTCGCGCACAGTTTATTTGCTTACGAATCTCTTCACTCAAAGAAACATCAATAGATCTTGGATCTGGTTTTGATAGTGCTTGGAATGTAGGTTGAATTGGATTGGTTACTGTCATGATCCCTGCAGCTTTGTATAATTAAAGTAATTAGCGGCCAAAAGAAAAAATGTTGTTCTACAATCTCCAGAAACCGCGCCAGATATAACTCCAGCGTGCTGAAATCCAACAACCTTATAGCTTCCATTGTATACTGGTTCCACAGCGGAGTTAATATTTAATATTTGATTGATTGTGACCCCGGCCTCCAAAAGAGTTGTAACGGTCATAAAAGCAAATTCCCTGCGCGGAGTCTCTAATAAGCCAGAGCTTGCATCTAACGTAGTTAAGGAAGTCGCTATTAATGCTTCATTATCCTGCAACACATATGCTTTGCCATTATCAATATAACCCCTATTACCGCTATATTGCTGAATAAGCTGCCATGCATTCCCATTTAATACTATGGCCCTAGGAAAAACCATGTTCCAATTACCAACACACCCATATTGAACATTTGGAAGTGCCGCTATTAAAGCTTTAAAAACCTGCGCTAGAGTAGTGCCAGCGACGAGGGTTGTATTAATATTCCCCGATGCCACATCAAAAGCCCCAGAAAGACCTTCTATATGCGTTATAAGATCAGTGCCCTCCCTAACTGAGCTAGCCAGAAAAATATCACCGCTGTAAACCTGATATAACGTAGAGCCATATCCGATTTGTAATGAAACAGAGCTTCTTCCAACATTAACTCCATTTATATATTTTTCTTGGAGATTAAATGTATCTTGGTAAATTCTGCGACGATTAGATAAAGACAAATTATAAATATCAATGCTTATATTATTTAGACTTGCGACTATATCGCGCTTCATATGAAAACGAATAGTAAAGGGCGGCTGCACCACAATAACGGGCTCACCATCTTTTGGGTCAATAGTCAGTATGTAATTCCTATTGAATTTTTGGCTCACGTAAAAAGCGCCGCCTCAACCGCAGCTACATCCGCGCTATTCAATAAATAGAGGCTGGAATTTAAACTTGAAAAGTCCTGCAATGTATACGGATCTAAAAAATATATATTAGTACAAGCCAATCCAAAGGGGATAATATTTCGCCATTGGCGTAGTAGATTCGGACTACATAAAATAGGTATTCCATCAGCCTCAAACCCTGCATAACTTATATTCATTTGCCACTGCTCAATGCGCGGCATAAACCTAATAGTTAATCCTATCTGTATAGTAGGAATACCCGTTAAAGTAAGTTGCTGTATTGGATTATTGGTTAGGGTATTTATCAAAAACATAAAAATACTTAATTTAACGGTGGCCCAAAATTGGTAGTGGCAGAAACTGACTCCGGAGTTACAGAGGTTGCGGCTCCCGGACATGGGCCTAGATTTGTTGAATTTGCAGCCTGAACATTGCTTACACCAGAGCATACTGCCGCTGGAGGCGTAACTCCAGCAGGTGTTGCACTTGCATTGCTTCCAGAGCTAAATGCCGTAGTAGATGTGGATGCAATTCTTATTTCCTTGAGGGATATGGAAAAATCAGAAATCCACATAGATTTTTCATCCTGCATAACCATAATATGCTCAATAGCCATGTTCGTCATGAACTCCCACGGCGTTTGAATACCCATTAAAGTTCCGCTTTGCATTAATGCTTTGAAATAGGTATAAGCATTTTGTTGATTTTTTGTCGGGCCAAAGGCCCCTAGAACATTCTGCACAAGACCATAAATACTAGATGTTGCCCCCAATATACTTGCAGGATTTTCTAATATTCCCATAGGGCCAGTCAATGGACTAGCGAGGGCATTTTGAGCCTGAGTAGCCGATGCACTTAAGGTGGGAAGAAATGAAGATAAACTCGTTAGCTTCTGTGCTAATGTGTTTAATGTGCTCGGCGCATTACCAGCAGAATTATATACAAGCTCTCCAACATAGCCCTTAAGCGTTATACGTTTCGGGTGTATAGCAATATGATCCTGAATTGCAGTATTATCTTCTGTGTAATGGTCAGTTATATCGGCACTAAGGTTAGCCGCAGCCTCGCCCACAGCATTAAAAACAAAACCAGATATTCCAAATGCAGCAAGTGGCCCGACAATATATTGATTTACAATGCTGGTTATGCCGGTGAGCGCACTTCCAACCGTGGCATTAGTACCTGATATTTGGTTTAGACTTTGTGTAAGGCCCATCTTTAATAACCACCATTAGGATTTGTTTGTGCATTCCGGCGAGAATCTCTGGCTTGAAGATGCTGGCTAACTATTCCAGCTACCTGCTGTGGATCGGCAGAATTAGAATGAACATTTATAACAATATTTTCAGACCCTTTAGAAACTTCGTAATACTTCTTTGTGGCAAGATAGGCGTCATTCGCATTGCTTGTTTGTGCTATTTTATCGCCCGCACTCTTCCATTTACCTTGAGTCATTTCCCAATAGGCAAAATCAAGCTGCTGCTGTCTTGTAGAGCCATGAATATCAAAACCCATATGCGCTTTGAATGCCGCCTGCCTATCGGGATGTAGTTGCATTACGCCATACGCCTCATTTGGCATACCCTTCGCCTCCGATCCTTGGCCGTATGCATTTGGATCTAGCCTGCTATAGCTTTCATCTTGAAATGCTTTTATTATTCCGGCTATTTGATCTTTAGTAAATTTATTTTTCCCTCCACCGCTTCCGGGGCCAAAAACTTGTGCATTTGGGTCTATGCTATGCACACTAAATAAATCACTCCATGATGGCATGCTCCAGTCCCAAAACTTGCTAGATGCAGCGGCTTTTTCTGCCGGAGTCATCGATCTAATTCCAGCTCCATTAATATTATCCCGCATATTAAGCAATGCATCGCCAAGCTTATCTGCACTGGGCAAATAATTGATGAATGCGGTAACTGCATTGAAAAAACTAGTCATAGCGGGAGCTAAGTGATCAGCCACTGTCATTTCAAATTTATCTATCGCCAGATGCAACTCTGCCGTGGATTGCCCAAATGCTGTTAATGCGGCAATCCCTTCATCCGTATTATTATATTTTGAATATGATTGATATTTAGACTCTGATTCTCCCATCAAATTAGAAGTGTCGGCGAGGCCCGGAATTGCCTTTAATAAATCAGAATATATTGCTTGCGCCTTAATCGGATCATTAGAAAGTGTTTTTAAAATAACATCCTTATTGGCGGCCATTTCTTTGCGAGCCTCTTCAGGTGTGAGGGCCTCAGACCAGCGCACGCCCAAACGAGCCAACGCACCAGCGCCTTCACCACCCTTGCCCTGAGTAATTGCTGCATTTATAAAATTAGAAAAATCTTTGTATTTATCCAATGCAGAAGAAACACTAATATTCGGGCTTATTGCATGCAAAGCATTAGCGAATGTCATGGCATTTTGTGCCATTACACCCCACTGAGTCGCCATATTAGTTATGCCAACGGCGCTATTCGCCTGTGATTGCATAAACAATGTTAAAGCGCCGAGAGCCGCCAAAGCGGAAGCTCCCATCGTTATCATTGTCTCGTTTACTTCTTTAAGTGTTTTACTAAAATCTTTTAGCTTCTGATCATCAACATCAAAGCCAAGCGATACAAAAAGTTCTCCAACGCTAGCCATTTGAATTTCCTATTTTTTCACTTTATTTAATGCCAGATATTCATCTTCATAATGAGACGTGAATCTCTGATAGTCTATCAGAGATTGAATAATACTTACAGGAGCATTTAATATAGCCTGTGGATCGCCGCCATAATATCCATCTTTTGCGAGCCTTATGGCCACAAAAAGACTTTCATTATCTACACTTATTCTGGGGAGATTTTTGACTTCTGTGGCGTTAGCGCGCTCAGGCCCGCGCTGAACTCTGAAATTAGGCTGCCGACGAAAGGGCCGATATTTGCTTTCACGCACGGAACTAGAATTTCATAATATTCAGATCTAACCTCAAGCTTTGAAAAGGTCTCTTTTGTTATCTTTTGATTATCACGGGTGCAACGTATTAGGCAGGGCCATACAGCGCTATTAAATGCATCATCGCTTCCTATTTTTAATATAATATTAAGAAGAGAATCAGGTTCATTTACAAATTCAGCAGAGATCTTTTGCTTGCTAACCGCTGCCATAACGGCATTCCATAAATTATTTGCAGCCTCAAAAGATGCCTCGGTAATTACAATGCTAGCACCAGATTTAGAAGTGAATTCCATATTAGCTAATTACGCGGGCCGCGTTGCTGAATTTCACGTTATAGACCGCAACGCCTTG